AAGAGCTAATCTTGAAAATTTAAAATTTGTTAGTCGAGAAAAAAAATTAATCAAAATGTTAACTTACCCCAAGTTTTCTAATACTTTAAAATATAAAAGAGCTATGGAACTTTATAATGATTATAAAAATAAATTCCCTAATTGGGCAAAACAAAACCAAGAATTCTTTAATTCTCTATCTACAGGAATGGGGTTTTCTCCTAATCAATAATATTTAATAACGTATAGACTAGATTCACATCCTAGTTGATTTAAAAATAAATTGAGAGATGTGGCCTCACTTTTGGCCTTATCTCTTTTTTTTATTATATTTAAAAGTTAAGATTAAATCATGGAAAAAATAGTAATAATCGGAGCCGGTGTAGCGGGCGTAAATGCTGCAACAAAGTTAGTAGATAAAGGTTATCCTGGAGATCATATCACCATTATTGATATGGGAAATGACCCATATAAACGTAAACCCGAAGAAGTAATGACTGGTTTCTTGGGTGCTGGTGGTTGGAGTGATGGTAAACTTACTTACCACACAGCAATTGGAGGACACATGTCAAAGTATTGTGGTGAAGAAAAGGCAATGGAATTATTTAATGAAGTAATTACTAACTTTAAACGTTTTCACCCCAAACCAGAAGAAGTACAATGCTCAAACCCAGAAGCAGAACCAGATTTTATTAAACCATATTTTGGGCTCCGACTATTCCCAGTTTGGCACGTAGGTACAGATTATCTACATGAAATTGGTAAAAATTGGTATGATTACCTTTGTGATAAAGGTGTTAATTTTATTTGGAATCATAAAGTAGAACAGCTTAATTTTACTGATCAACTTGCATTTTATGCACACAATCACCCAGAATCAAAAGGTATTAGAGCTATTGCATATGATCGTTTAATTTTTGGTGTAGGTAAATCAGGTATTGACTTTGGTAAACAATTAGCTGAAAAATATAGTTTCCCAACAGAACCAAAACCAGTACAAATTGGTGTTCGATTTGAAGCACCACAAAAGCACTTCCAAAAACTTATTGATGTAAGTTATGATTTTAAGTTATACCGTAAGTTTGATGATGAAGGTGTATCGCTTCGCTCATTCTGTACTAATAATAATGCAGCGTTCGTAGCTGTTGAAGAAACGTATGGAAATCATAGCTACAACGGACATGCCAAAAAAGACGAGGCCTACCGAAATAACATGACTAACTTCGGTATACTCATGGAAATCCAGGGCATCGACAAACCATTTGATTGGTCCCGTGAACTTGTATCTAAAGTACAAGAAAACAGCACAGGTTTATATTATAGCCCATCTCGTCCTCCATCCCAAACTTCTGAAGGCGATAATGTATCAGCAACATCTATTACTTCTAAACAAATGGATGAGGTTGTAAAACCAGCATTCCATGGTTATTTTAAGTATATTGAGGATTTTATTGAGGATATGAAAAAAGTATTCCCAACACTTCAACATGATTGGGGTATTTATATCCCTGAAGTAAAATACCTTTCACCCGAACCCCTTGTAGATTACGATACATTAGCACTCGCTGATTTTAATAATGTACACTTTGTAGGTGATGCTCTTTCAGCAAGAGGTATTACAGTATCAGGAGCACAAGGAACTTATGTAGCAGAATATATTATTCATTGTCACGATGAAGAGCTATTTGGTCATTTAGAAGAAGGTAATTATATTGGCGGGTTAACAATGCCTAAAGAAAAAAACAAATACTGGAAATCATTATGAGTCAAGAAGAAAATAAAAAATTTGAAGAAAATCGCTTGATTGAAGAGCAAAATAAAATGACGGGGAAAACTGATTTTCCTAAGTCTAAAAAACTAAAATCACCAGATGGTACTATAGCATATATTTGGGACAATAAACTCCACAATTGGGAGGGACCAGCTCTTATACCAGAGGGTGATAATCGAAAAAGAGAGTATTATATTTACGGTATCCAGTATTCGGAAGAAGAATGGAAAGAAAGAAAAAGAGATGGTAAGGGTTTACCATGGTATAAAGACCCAAGATTTAAATCAAGAGCAGCAGGATAATGAAAATTGGTTTTTGTGGAACAATGAGCGTAGGAAAAACTACGCTAGTTAAAGCACTTCAGGAAATACCTGAATTAAAAGATTATAAATTTGCAACTGAACGTAGTGCATATCTCAATTCGTTGGGTATCCCTTTGAATCACGAAACTACTATTGAAGGACAAACCATATTCCTTGCAGAACGTGTAAGTGAACTTATGCAACCTAACATTGTTACTGATCGTACCATTATAGATGTTATGGCATTTACAAAATGTGCAAGAAAAACAAGTGTAATGGATGGTGAAGCGTTTGAAGAATATGCAAAACGTTTTATTTATTTATATGATTACATTTTTTATATTTCACCTGAAGGAGTAGATATGGAAGATAATGGTGTGCGCGAAACTGATTTAGAATATAGAGATGAAATTGATAAATGTATTCAAAAATTAGTTGTTAAACATCGCCCTGTTTATACTACAATTAAAGGTTCTACTGAAGAACGAATTAAACAGGTATTAAACACAATAAAATTTTAAAACATGAAAATTTGGAAATGGATATTAGCAGTAATAGCTGCTATAGGGGGTGCCGCAGTATTAGCAGGTACTAAAAATAAAAAAACGTACAAACAAGACGTAAAAGAAAACGAAGAACAAGTTAAAGTAGTTCAAGAAAAAGCAGCACAAGCTGAAGCTGAAAGAATTAGACTTAAAAAAGAAAAGTCTAAAACTAAAAAGAAAACAGCTGCTACTAAAGCACAAGTTGAAGATACTACAAGTGCTAAACAAACAGTTAAAAACTTTGAACAAAAGTATAGAAAAAAATTATGAAACAACTATTAATCACCTTATTTTTAGGTGTATCTAGTATAGCTTATTCACAAGATACTCTTCAAATTCCCCAGCAGGAACTTGAAGAGTTTTTCTTGGCTTTAGATACACTTCGTACTCAAGATTCTATTAAGACTATCTTAATCCAAGACTTAGAAGCCGAAATTAAACTCCACGAACAATTAGCTAAACAGGATAGTCTTATTATTTTATATAAAACCCAAGAAATAGAATTGTTAAATAAACAAATTCAACTTCATCTAAATTATATAAATAATTCAGACAAATGGTATAAAAAACCAGGTATAGGAGTTATAGGGGGTTTTATAGGCACAGTAGTTTTAATACATACTATAGGGTATACACTTCCTTAGTAATTTTTATATATTTATTAGTGTTAACACTACATTTTGTACAAAATGAATAAAAATGAAATTAAACAAATTATACTCGAAGAAATCAAAGCCGTTCTTTGGGAAATGAATGAAAATATATCTCCTGAAGATATGGCCGCAGATTCACGCCCTGAAGAAGATGACGAAATAGAAGGGCCAGGTTGGGAAGATATGCCAGGTGCTAAAGTATACCCATTTGTAGGTGACCAAGAAGCTCGTATTGCTCGTGCAATGGAAACTGGCGACGAAGATGAATTAGAAGATCTTGCTGCTGGTGAATTAGATAGAGCAGGTTTAGAAGAAATGGCTCGCACAGCAAACGTATTTGCACTTGCAAAAGAAGCTAGTATTAAAGATGTATTAGGCTTTATGCAACGTGTAAATAACCTTCTCAAAACATATAAATCACCAGGCCAAAAGCGTCCTAAAAAGCGTTTTACACCTGAAGAAATGAAAGCACTAGCTAAAGTAATGTTGCAAGATGGAGGATTCACTTCAAAAGACATTATCGCTGCTACTTCATATAACAGCCCGGCTCAAGCAAACAAGTTCTTGGCTGCATTAGAACAAAAAGGTTTAATTAAGCTTACTTCACAACTTAAAAAATCTATGGAACCTGAGCGTGATCCAAACGCCCCTGAAACTAGAGGTAGAAAAGCTAAATCAGCCGAATTTGATCTTCCAGACGATCCTGAAATGATGGATTTTGGTGATTTTGAAGATCTTGATTTAGGTGATATTGGCGCATTAGAAGAAAATAAAACAACCATGACAAATTTAGAAAAATACATCAAACAGCAAATCAGAGAAGCTAAAAACCCACTAGCTCAAAAGATGAAAGAAATCGAAAATCAAGGACGCGTTGCAGCACTTGAAACCAAATTAGCTGCTGTTGCTGAAATGATTGAAGAAACTAATGGCCGTTTAACTCGTATTGACGAAGATAATGAATTCGCTGATATGATGGATAAAAATGCTGTTAAAGAAGTTCGCAAACAACTTAAAGAACTCGAAAGAGCACAAGCTAAACTCCAAAAAGAATACGATAAAGTATCTGGAGGTAGAAAAAAAGAAAAAATAGTAGACGAATTAGACGCTGAAGAAACTAGAGCTAAAGCAGACAAATTTGATGATTTAGCTGATAGGCAAGATGCACTTGATCAAGAAGCGGGTGAAGTAGAAGAGGTATCATTTGAAATTAACGAATCTACACTTCGCATGCAAAAATTAGCTGGTCTAATCACTGAAAGCGACATCAAAAAAAAATTAAGTCTTCTTAACGAAAATGAAAGTGATGACTTTCTGAATCAATTTACACCAGGAACCCACGCATATAATGTTGTTGGAGACGGCAGATTTTTCACCGTATCACAATTTGGAAGTGGCTACGATGTAAGTGACCCCCTCAATGTAACGGATTATCTTAAAAAGGAGATGGCAATGCAAGATAAAGATAGCCAATACTACGAAGACCTTGAAATGGATTTAGAAGCAGCAAGAGAAATCGCTCAAGTTGTTGCTAAAATGGGAGGTAGAGTATCAGACGTAAGCCCAGGTGAAGGTGATACACCAGATCTTGAGTTTGTTTACTCTGTAAATCAAAAAGGTGATTTAATAGGACAAGCTATATAAAGATAATATAATTAAATATAAAATTTAAGGGGACTTAGGTCCCCTTTCTTTTTAGCTACGTATATACGATGGCAGATATTAAATCAATTATAAAACAAGAATTTGTTAAATCAGCAAGTGACCCTGTTTACTTTATGAAAAAATATTGTTGGATTCAACACCCAACAAGAGGTCGCACACAATTTAACTTATACCCATTCCAAGAAAAGGTATTAACTCTACTAAACAAGCACGATAAATCAGTTATCTTAAAATCAAGACAGCTTGGTATATCGACTCTCTCAGCAGGTATAGCTTTGCATATGATGTTGTTTCAAAAAGATAAAAATATCCTTGTAATAGCAACAAAACAAGAAACAGCTAAAAACCTAGTAACTAAAGTACGATTTATGTATGATCAGTTACCTAGTTGGTTAAAATTACCCACAGTAGAAAATAACCGACTATCACTACGACTTAAAAATGGATCCCAAATTAAAGCAGTATCAGCAGCAGGCGATGCTGGTAGATCAGAAGCAATTTCACTTCTAGTGATTGATGAGGCTGCGTTTATTGAAGAAAATAGAATTGAAGAGATTTGGGGTTCAGCACAACAAACACTCGCAACTGGTGGTAGAGCAATTGTATTATCTACACCAAACGGAACAGGTAACTGGTTCCACCGAATGTGGACTAAAGCACAAGACGGTACAAGTGGATTTACACCTATTAGATTACCTTGGACTGTACATCCAGAACGAAATCAAGAATGGCGAGATAAACAAGATGATGAATTAGGTGAAAGAATGGCTGCACAAGAATGTGACTGCGATTTTACAACCTCTGGTGATACAGTATTCCCTCCAGAAACTCTTAATTATATAGAAACTACAATGCTTAAAGATCCACTTGAAAAACGTGGTATGAATCAAAGTTTATGGGTTTGGGAATATCCAGATTATTCAAGGCAATATATGGTTGTAGCTGACGTAGCAAGAGGTGATTCAAAAGACTATTCTGCGTTTCACATTATAGACATT